GACCAGCTCAAGACGTTGCTGGACCTCGAGGCGCCCCAGCCTAACCACGTGTCCATCCTCCGAGCCAAGTGGTTCGTGCCCTTGGTTGATACGGAGTTCAGTGCACCTCGGGCCCGATTCGAAGAAATGTTCTATGGATTGACGGTCAACAAGAAGACTCCGTATGTGGGGTACTTCACATCCCAGCAAGAAAAGACGCGCCACAAGTTCTTTGTCACGGACGAAACCACGAAGGAGCCCTATGTGGACATGACATTGTGGAAGTCCTGGGTGTCCAACACGCAACCGCAGCGCAAGTTACCGACTCTTCTGCTGTATCGGGGAACCAGCCGCACCTCCTTTGATCGCATCGCACTGACGAACAAGGACATTACCTTCACTGCGTGGCGCACCAAGGAGTCGAAGGAAACGATGGACGAGATCAAGGAAGACTTTGTCAAGTGGTTCAAGAGTCTGGATGCTATCACGCCGTTCGTAGAGACACAGGACCTGGACACAGGACGGTGGGAACTGCAGGATCTGTCCATCTTGGCGTCGTATGCAAAGGAGATTTCCAACTTTGACATGTTGCGATTTCCGTGTTTGCGCGCCGTCTTTTCCACGCAGGACGATTCGTTTCGTCTGATGCGGGCCGAGCACCTCTCTGCAGACCTGACCCCGCAAGAACTGAAGGCATACCAGCTCCTTCACGAGACGGACGAGTCGGATGCAAACACTCTGGTAGCCGAACTGGGCATGACGCAACCTGACGCCGATGCCCTGGTCCGCAAGTTTTTGGCACTAGGAGAAGAGTTTGACATTGAACGAGTTCTGCGTGGATACCCCACCTTCAAGTATCGGAGCAAGGAAGTCATCGTGTCCTCCGTGACCAATGTGGAGCGCGTTCTGCAGTATGCGAGCCTGCTCCGCCATGTCTTGACGTCCGACGATGCGGCGGTGAATGCAGTGTGTCCCCGTCGCCTGCAAGTTGTCGAAGCGGCATCTGCTCCAGCCGCAACCGTCACAGTCCAAGAAGGAAACTTTGAAGTTGACGATGACCTCGCTGCCCTCCTTGGATTGGAAGGAGAGGCGCCTGCAGGGTCCAATGCTGCTGCAGCCCCTGCCGCAGCACCCCCTCCGATAGCCGTTCCTACCAAGAAGCTCAAGGTGGAATCGGGAGATGGAACAACCTACAACTACTTCAACCGCCGCCTTCGCAAGTTCAATCCCAAGATCTTCGACGACACATACCCCACCAACTGCGAAAAGACCAAACAGGTCCTGGTCCTTACCCCCGAAGACGAGGCCAAGCTTCCTGCAGAGTACTCGGCGCGCGCATTCGACACGCTCGAACTCAAGGAGCCTGACGGCGTGGCCATTTGCCCCCAGTACTGGTGCGTTGTGGATGAGATCCCGTTGCGAGCCGATCAGTTGGTCGACAATGCCTGCCCGGTGTGCCACGGCAAGGTGATTACGAAAAAGGCCGATCGTACTCCCGAGTTCAGTGTCATCAAGAGGAACCAAGACAATGTGTTCCCCGCCTACAAGGAAGGACAGCCGTGCTGCTACAAAGAGAAGCGGGCGACCGAGGTCATTGCAAAGGACGAGACCAAGGACGATACCTACATTCTCGGTACATCCAATCTTCCCGAGAGGCGTCTCGGGTTCCTGTCCGACCAACTGGCTCGGTCGTTGCGCATCAAGACATCCTACAGCACCAGCGTCCCCAAGAAGCGCATTGAGGCAGGCAATTCCGATATCTTTCGCATTGGTGTGGGTCGCCCCTCCAAGACACTGCCCGTGTTCCTGAAGGACAATACGCCGATCCCTGCACCCGACAAGGCTGTTGAGCGACTGATGCTCTGTTCGTTCTTCCGTACATGGACAGACCTGGGTGATGGAGAGACACAGTCGGACCGCATTGTCTCGGGCATTGCCGCTGCGTACCAGAAAGGCAGCCTTCCTGCAATGGATGAGCTGGAATATGTCACGTCGATTCTGAAGTGCCGCGTGATCCGCGTATCGACCAAGACCAACACGGTCTCCTGTGGATACTGGTCGGATTCATTGAGCGCACAGTCTCGCACCATCGTCCTGCTCGATGGAGACATTCTGGGACATGTGATGCGACGGGCAGTCAAGGCGGGGGACAAGTTCGAGTACAAGGTCGACATCCAGCAAGAGCCCTTCAGCAAGGACACGGTTCGCACACTGAACACACTGCATTCGCAGGCGTGCGCATCGAACACACCCGATCTGCAGTCGGCCCTCACAGAGCTTCGTGTTAAGGCTCAATCGAAGCCACAGTTGATCCACGATCCGTTTGGGCGCGTGCAAGCGGTCTTTGTACCCAATGTGGTTGTCCTGCCGATTCAGCCGAATACGCAATCGCCGTTGCCAGGTATCCCGATCCGTAGTGGATACGCAGATATCAAGACGGACGAACTTCCTACGCAGGAGGACCTGCGTGGATTCCTCGATGGAACGCAGCATTCTGGATTCAAGATTGCCGAAACTTTGGCAGATGCCGAAGGGCGACCCACCGAGTTCCTGTTGGCGTCTGGATTCCGTGCACCCTTCCAGCCAGGCCAGCCCGCTCCGGGCGTTGCGGCCAAGGAGGTTGTGGGCACAGTGCGCACCACCAACGAGGAACAGTTGGTCAATGGACGGGCCAATGAAGAGGATGCCAAGACCTTCCGCGAAGTCTCGTATGCCGCCGAGGTCTTTGACTTTCTGCTGTTCTCGTTGTCCAAGGACATTCAGAATGCAGACTTCAGTCCTCTGCGCAACAGCATTCTCAGGCGCGATGCCAACCTGTACAAGCGACTGGAAGCATGGATGACCAAGAAATCCTACTGGGACGCTACGGCCAATCCTAGGGACTTTGTCAACAAGGTGCGGACTCCCTGCGGGCAGTTCAGACAAAAGGACGCGTGTAATGCGTCGTCCTTGTGTGGATATACCTCGGGTGCGTGTCGTATTAAGGTCAACGAATCCCCTGACAAGAAACCCGTCGTTCTTCGCAGGATGGTCAAGACCTTGATGGAAAATGACAAACAGCGTGCGTTGGTACTCGATGAGCGGATGTCACCTTTCTTCAGTACCGTGCTTTACATGGAGATGCCACACGAGCTCATCACAACTAGTGTGTGAAGACACCGTACGCGATCAGGGCAGCAGTGGCCAACATCACGTACGCATGCGTGTTCTTGTTCGGATCCTTGTCCGAGAAGATCATGCGAAGGTGCGATCCGACGATGATAACAAGTCCAAGGATGACCGCCCAAGTGTGCATTTATGTTATACAGACATTTACGCCTTGACCTCCGCCTTCTTGAAGTGGACCTTCAGGAAGGACTGGAGGTTCAGGTACGTCACCTCGTCCTTGTCCGACACGCGCAGGAGCTTGGCCAGCGCGGCGTTCGGGAGGATGCGGCGCTTGAAGTTCGGGTCGAAGCAGTTGTGCTGCTTGACGTAGCCCGAGATGAACTTCGTCACCTCCGTCTGCGAGCGCTTGTCCCCCGACTTGAGGCCCATGAACGCCGCAAGCTCATCCGTCAGCGGGCGCTGGACGAGAAAAGCATTGTTGGCGCGGCGGGCCTCCCAGACCTTGAGCTCCTCGGGGCTCATGTCCTTCGGGTCCTTGCGCTTCTTCTTCTTGCCATCGCGGGCCTCGCGCTTGGCCGTCTTGATGGCATCCTGGACACCCTTCACGGCGTCGCGCAGGCGGGTCTGGAGCTCAGCACCCAGGGCCTTGAGCTTCTCGCCGAGGGCGGCGAGCTGAACCTCGGACGACTCCGTGGACTCGACGATGGCGTGGGCCGACGGCGCCTCCACAGTCGGGAGCGTAACCGTGGCGGACGAGGAGGCAACCTTCTCGACCTTCACGGCCTTGGCCTTGGGGGCCTTGGCCTCCTTCGGGGCCTTCGGGGCCGCGGCGGCGACAGGTGCAGGGACGGCGACGGCGGGGGCGGCAGGCTTGGCATCGGACTTCTTGGCAGGCATCTTGTTTGCCTTAACGACAGAGGAAGAGGTAGACATTTCTAACGCGTTGGTATACTCTTACCCTACGGCGGTCATGTAAATCGCTTGCGTCAGGAAATCGGGGGAGGGGCGCCGTGTATACTGCAGCATCCTCTGCTTGGTGCAGACATAGTAGGTTCTGTAGGCGACGACGGGGTCTGGGTTCTTGTATTCATCGGGTATGGCTGGCTTGGGTGGGGTCCAGTCTTCGGACAGGCCTTGCGGGATGTTCATGCAGAGCCAGACCAGGTGCTCCTCGCACTTGTGGTGCTTGCCGTATCGGTAGGTGTACTCTTCGCACAACTCCAGACCAAGCCGACACAGCCAGCGGTAGTTGGCGGCTGACTCACGGACCCACTTTGCACAAGGGTGGTTGGGATGGGTCTTCTTATAGGCGTTTGACGGCATGGGTGTCCCACAGACCCAGTGGGCGCAGTACAGGAGCTGGCAGGTCTCAAGGATCATCTTCACGACGTGTTTGTCGCAGTGAAGGCGAGCCGCTTCGACAGGGTCGAGGGAGAGGAAGAAGATGTTCATGGTGGCGGGTATCCGTTAGCCTGCCACTGCTAAACCCATTTTTAGCAGCGATACAGGGCCGACAGAACCATGAACACAAAGTCGTAGGCGTTGGACTCCATCAGCATGAAGATCAATGCATTCAGACTGGTCATGATGTAGGAGTTGGGCGTCATCTGTCGACCAATCTGGAGGCCTCGCGTGCAGTAGACCAGCGCACGATGAGGGCGTCTTTGCATCCCATTCAGATCGATCGACAGGATGCGAAACATGGTCGACAGGTTGTCCTTGGTCAAGTCCACAAACATGTTGGGATGGACATCTTCAAACCCGTAGACCCGGAAGATCTGACACACGGCCGTCCACCTGCGAAAGATACGGTCGGCAGTGAGAACGTCTGTCTCTGACATTGTCGTCATGCCCTTCTTGCGGCGGTAGATCCATATCTTCTTCAGGCGCTGCTTCACCTCGTGGGCCAACTCGACATTCGTGTACGGATTTGTGGGCGCTATGGATCGTATCGACCAATCCCACAGGGTGCAGAAATCAAACCACCACACCTTGCCTCCCTCTTCCAGGCCTACATAGTCAAACGGGTGCTGGCGATTCTTGGATTCAAGAGTCACGAGCTCCTCGTCGTTCACGCAGTCGCCACGGCGCAGCACGCCAGGTCCGCACAATGCAAGGTAGCGCCTGAGTTTCCATCCACGAAAGATGGCCTGAAAACGGACCAGTGGAGCAGATCTCTCCTTCATGACAACTGCCCAGAGCCTGGGTGCCTTGACAGCACGATGGTGTCCACACATCACGTGCCCAACCAATGCAGTGTGTGGACACTGGTCGTCTGTCTTCTTGTTCTTTGTCGATGCACACCTAGGCATCCCTTGATTGATTGGTACAGTTTCTTGAAAGTTGGATTCGTTCACTAAAAACGGAAAGTGCCCCAGATAGGTCAGCCAGTCTCACAACACAATCAACATGTCTGCCTCCGCCATCGTTCCTTCTGAGACTCTGGACATCAACCGCGTCACCATCGGCGAGATCCGCGCCAACAAGGCAGGCGGCAAGACCGTTCCGATTCGCTACAATGGCCAGAACTTCCAGGTCCGTATCCCGCGCATCTTCTATCCCGCTGGTGTGGTTGTGCGCACCGATGACCAGGGCAAGAGCAGCTACAGCCTGCTTGCATCTCTCAAGGGATGCGACACCTTCGTGAAGCAGCGTGCGCCTGGCGATGTCGGTGAGATTGGCCAGCTGTACAACTTCATGCTGGACCTTCAGGAGAAGATCATCCAGCATGCGATCACGAACAGCGGCAAGTGGTTCGGCAAGTCCAAGTCGGAGGCAGTGCTCCGTGAGACGATGAAGCCGATTCTCAACCCGAGTGTTGAGAAGGTGAATGGTGAGTGGGTGCCAAGTGGCAAGTACCCGCCTAGCCTTCGCATGAAGATCTCGGTCTGGGACGGTGCGGTCAGCCTGGATGCGATGGATCCGAATGGCGAGTCTATCGCTGTGACGCTGGACAACATCGAGCAGGTGTTCGCCAAGCGCATGGAGGGCCGCATGGTCATTGCGCCGAGCATCTATGTCACGGGCACGGGCTTCGGTGTGACGTGGCGTGTGGTTCTGGCCAAGATCTTCCCGCCCACGCGCATGTCTGCCAAGGCGGCCTTCGCGGACATCAAGGAGCCTGAGGAGGCCAATGCTCGCGAGGATGCGGATGAGGAGAACGAGGACACGGTCCAGGTCCCCGTTGCCGAGCCTGAGGAGGAGGAGCAGGCCCCGCCTCCACAGATGAATCGGGCAAACACGGGTGGTGCTACTGCGCCTCCTCAGACGGCTGCAAAGCCTGGTCGGAAGCGGGCTGCGGTGGCTGCAGCAATGTAAAGACCTTCGAACCAGATGGAGGCTTGTGAAGCGTCAAATACTCATCAACAAAGAACACCTTGGACAGATTAGGTAGATCAAGGTAGGAACCAACACAACCCGCATGGAGTGGCTCAAGAGAAGCCCATGCACACTTTTCACATGTATATACCTTCGGGGGGTTCAAGACCATCTCCGGGCTGAACACGCGGACGGATCCCTTGGTACACTGCTCAAGGATCGTGGCGGCGGTGGTCCAGCCCTCGGAGGTGAACCTCTCGTAGACAGACTCGGGGAACATTGACCACAGACTGTCTCCGATCTCCCACCCCTTTTCCTGTAGGAGGGTAGCGAACGGGCTCTCGTAGTACCATCGAAGGTGGACATCTGCATGGTCGATCAGGTCGTGTTCGGCGAGTCCCACGCGGTCGAGATCTTCATCGTAAAGCCAGTAGACATTGGCGTGCGTATAGGCAGGATCCCGACGACCACGGTAGACCTCGCGACCGTCCATGGTCCACAAGTCGGAGACCACATCAATGTCGTGCTCTGTAATGTCAGTGGAGACTGGGTACACCACGCGGCGATCGATGGCAGACAACATTGTTAGCCTGCGGCACTTAATCAAACGAGACCACAACGCGGACATCGTGACGACGAACAGACTTGGTGGCGGAACGACTGAGCTCATGGCGCTTGCGACGACCCTCCTCGGTGTTGGTCACCACCTGCGAACAGGCCTCCATGTCTGCGTGGATCTCGTCGTAGTGCTCTGTCAGGTAATCCAGAACCTCATCCTGCACGGCCCACTCGAAAAAGTTGAGCTGCCCCACAGTCGTGTCGATGCCCCGAAACTGGATTCGCTTCCACCTGCAGAAAGGGTCGAACATCTTCTTGTTGTACGCCTTGAGATGCGCCTTGTAGACCAGGTACACGATGACGTGCTTGTTGTCCTTGGTCAGGAAGGACACATTCTGCTTCTTGGAGTAATTGGTCACGAACCAGTCAATCAACCGCAGACTGAGCTTGGACTCGCCCTTGAGGATGGATTGAACGCGCTCGAAGGTTGCAGGGTTGGAGTAGAAGTTCTCGAGGCGGTGGAGAACCCACTGCTCCTTGCTTTGAATTACAGTATCCGTCATACCTAATCTGTGTTTCACCAGTGAAAATGAGTTTAGGAGTTCAACGCATGGAATCTTGTAATGGATGATGCCATCACTGCATGGCTCTGGGATGGACCCTTCACCCATCTTCAAACGCGGATTCGTCAGTTTGTTCACTTCTGTTCGGAGTTGGTGCCCCTCTCTCACCGTGTACTTCGTCGTCATGTTCTGGCTCGTGTCCATGAGTTGATGAAGGGCGAGCTTGGACGCAGATGGGCTCGAGACCGCAATGTGCGACGGGTCATCCGTATCTACGGGCAGAATGATCAGCGAACGGCAGCGTGGCACTCCAAGCGCGGTCAGATGATCACGGCCTCGGAGTTGGGTGCCATCTTTACGGGTGGTGAGACGCGCCGCTCCGTCATGCTTCGTAAACTAGAGCCACCTGCTCCGCCTACGGGGCCGCCTTGCGCACCTCTGATTTGGGGCACGCGGTTTGAGCCCATTGCAAAGCAGATTTACGAGGAGGAGACGAACTGCTCCATCACCGATGTGTCGTGTGTCCAGCACCCAGTCCACTCGTTCTTGGGCGCCTCTCCCGACGGCATCATCTTCCCAAAGGGACCACGAGACATGCGGCATGGTCGCCTGGTCGAGTTCAAGTGCCCCTTCTCCCGAGTGGCCAAGGACGGCGTGCCGTCCGCATACATCCACCAGATGCAGATGCAGATGGAGTGTACGGGCATTGACGAGTGCGAGTATGTGGAGTTTCGGTTTAAGCAGGTCTACTATGCAGAGTGGGTCGCCTTCCAAGGTCGCAAAGGTATCTTTGTGATCTTCGAGGATGACACTGTGAGCTATACCAAGGACGCATCCTGGGAGCAGGAGCACCAGAAGGTGCACTGGATTCTGCAGTCGGTGAAGAAGGACTTTGTGCCCAAGGACCCCAACTGGCTGCCGTCCCACTTTGACGACCTGAAGGCCTTCTGGGACGAGGTGGTCCAACACCGAACCAACGGGACCAAGCCCACGTCACCGCCGTCCACAACAGTAACGATAGACCTTTAACCACCACGGACGCCGATCGGCAAACTTGGCGTTCCACTCCTTGATGGTGAACCGATTGCCCATGCTCAAATTACACCGACGACAAATGGGATACAGGTTGTCAAGAGTCGTCTTGCCACCCTTGCTCTCAGGCACATCGTGTCCGCATTCAAAGTCAAATACATTCATGCGGTTCTGACACCACACAATGGTACATGGGCTCGAGAAGACATGGCCGCAACGGAGAATCCACACCTGTTCTCTCAGGGCGACTGGGATTTTCTGCTTATGAGCCATTGGGAATTACCATGTCTTTTCCTGTAGACGACCAGGAGGGGGTCCGCCAGTGACATTGATGTACGACTGGTACGCATTCACCTGAAACGGAGTCTGGAGTCCTTCAAGGGGCGGGGTCGTCACCTTGGGACGGGGCATATGGTTCGTGCGCTGGGAATAGCTGGAGTCTGTCGTCACATCTGTGCGAACGATTCCACGCATGTCCTGGAACGCGGGGTCAGGGCGCTTGGCCTCGGAGGAGAAGAACGTGAACCACGCGAGGCCGATGGCCACCAAGGCCACGAGAAGCACAAGGAATTCATTCATTGTTTAGAGACCCCGAAAAAAAGGGATTGTTTCGTCTCTTGCTCATCAACAAGTATGGCGCCTTCCGAAGAGACAGCACTGGAGACCCTTCGACTCTTCCTCTCTCGCCGCGGACTTCCCACGGAGACGATTCGTGTGACGACCGAAGATCTCGAGAAGGTCAACATCTACACCATTGGCAAGATGTTGGTAATCTTCAACCAGAAGCAAACCACCTCCGTCCCCGACATTGGAAACTACCGCAAGTTTGCTGCCGAGCACTCGTACACCAATGGCATCGTCGTCGTATCGAGATCCAAGCCATCTGACAATGCACTCCTGCAGATGAAGGCCGCATCCAAGGAGCGCATGCACTTCTTCTACCTCCCCGAGCTCCAGTACGACATTACACAGTCTCGCTGGTCCATGCCACACCGCATCATGAAGCCCGATGAGATTACGGAACTCCTCAAGGCCAAGAACATCACCAAGCCCGAGGTCCAGCTGCTCTCGATTGATTCGCAGGATATCCAGGCGCGTATCCTTGGTGCCATCCCGGGAGATGTGATTGAGGTGATCCGTCACAGCGATACTGCGGGGCAGTCCAAGGTCTGGCGGTACTGCGTGGTGGATGCAAATGTTGTTTGAAGACAATGAGTGCACCCGTAGCCGACGGACAATTGGCTGACCTGGATGCCAAGTATCAGCTCGCGCGTGCAGACTATGATGCCAAGGTCTCAGCGGCCCTGGCATCTGCCGACCCCGTGGCCGCCGCGGCTGCCGTAAAGGCCAAGCAGGAGATGGTGAGTCTCACGGAGAAGATGGTGTCCGTTACGACGCAAACCCCGACACCTGATCTGGACACCAAGCATCGTCAGTTTCTCGATCGCCTTCACACCCTGCAGGCAGAATACAATACCCTGTCGGCGAGCAACGACCAGCTGAAGACCCTCCAGGCAATCCGCGCGCGTGAAGAGGAGAAGTTCGAAGGTCCCTTTTATTTTTTCGGCGGGCTCTTTGTCGTGTCCTGCTGTGCATTGTTGGCCACTCTGATCATCAAGCACTAGTACACGCCGCCCACAAAGACAGCAAACACGCCAATCACGAAGATAGCCACTGCCTTGGAGATCATGATGGATGTATCTTGTACACGATCTGCAGCATTGACTTCGGACTTGGTCAGCGTATCCTTGAGAGTAGGGAGTGACGTCTCGTACGATGCGATTTGTTCGTGGAGCTTGCTGACATCCCCGCCCAGGCCGCCGTTGTCAGCCAATTGACGCTGGACATCCTCCTGCATGTTCATCGTACCCTGCTGTTCCTCTGCAAGTCTCGTATCCAGTTTCGTCTTGGCCGCCGCCGTTGCCTGTGCAGCCGCCGTGTCATTGGGATTGAGCGTAGACGCGGTCAGCAGAGTCTTGTAGTTTGCCAGTTCGTCCTGCAAATCCTTCGGCAATACAATCGTCGCATCCGCCTTTCCAGATGGAGTCGGATTCGTCAATTGCTCACGCCCCGTGAGATTGATAATAAACAGGAGGGTTCCCGCGAGAAGGACAAGCCACTCGAGCATTATCTCTTGGCTAGTAAACAAAATGCCCGTGCGTTCCTTCCTCGAACTCGGTGGCCCAGGCGGAACGGTTCACACGCCCCTGACAAGTGATGCTTCTGAACACACGCGCTACATCCGCATGGCGGCCACCATTGCCCCGTACATCAACAATGGCGTGTCTCCAGTCCCCAATGCCCTCGGTTGGCGGAGCATGGATGCGAACCGTGATGCTCGGTTGATTGCCCCGATCTACGGCAAGATTCGGGCTTTTCTTCCGAACAGAGGATAATGGATAGCGTTCACCAGTCGTCTCGACTGCTCAAACAGGCATCGGACGACTATGATGAATTTCTTCACGACACACCCACACCTCGGCAGGCGACTGCGGGCTCGATTGACTCGCGCGCGTCCAAGGAACGCCAGAAGATCCTCAAGGTCCAGGCCATGCACCTCTATGTCATCCAAGTCGCCCTCTTGACAATCCTGTTCTGCATTCTGGCGTACTGGGTCCTGCCCGACTGGGCTGCTCCGATGGTGAGTCTGTTGATCCTTGCTACGGGCATTGGGTCAGCAATCTATCTTTCACAGATATAATGGGTCAACAGTTCTCTGCCGCCACTGTCGCTGCCGAGCTAGCCGCTGCCAATAAGCTGCAGACGGACACTGCAACCGCATCTGCCAAGGCACAACAAGAGGTCGACAAGTACACCATGGAGTTCAATGCGGCCCAGACTCAGAAAAACCAGATTCAGACCACCTCCGAGCTCATGCAGAAAGCGACGGGGCTGTACTCGGGGGTCTCTGACGACCTTCATTACACAGTCAATCAGTTCGATTCCCATCTCAAGGACTTGCAGAACAAGATCAACATTACCAACCGAAAGACCGCGGCTCCCTCCTGGTGGCCTTGGCTTGATATCTTTTTGAATGTGATGCTTGTAGTGGTACTGCTGTATGCAATCTACTCCTTGGTGCGTCGTACCTATTACGTTCATCCTCCAGCTACCCAAGTCGGATACCATTAGCAATGGAGATCAACGACTCACGCACCGTACTCGACTTCCAAAAAAAGACCTTCTGCGGTCATCCGAGGGCGCATGTTCGCAAGGTCCTCTTACAGAACATCCAGTTGGGACACGCGGATTACGCGTGCTACTGGACGCTCGAGATGCTGTGTTCGGGATTGGTACATTCCCTGTGGGATGCCTTTTTCGAAGCCGCGGCTCTCCACATCAACCGTGGCAATCCTGCGGTCTTTACCTACTTGGCCAAGGCGTACGAGGACTACATGCCAATCGAGGGAAACTATCCGCTTGGCTCCATGACCAGCATCCGCAACAACTTGGATGTCCGTCGCATGGTGTGTGAAGTCGCAGCCGCCATGTCGGGATCTCGCAAGAACAAGCTGCCGACCCTGCCGACCCTCAAGCCGATCCACGACTTTGACCCGATCACGATTCAGGAGAGCGTGCGTGCTCCCTCGTCCATGTACGGAAAGCTGGTCCTGCGGCCAAACGATCCCATCTCCGTCATGGTGCCAATGAACGAGTTCTGCTACTGCATTCGCGCCGATGTGCGTGACCTGACGCGCTCTCTGTATTGGATGTCGTGGGTCATGACCTTTTGCAGAGAGCACAAGAAGGCGTCCAAGATGGTCTTGCCCTTTGCCAACCGCTCAGACGAGTTCGTATCCATGGAGCACGGCACTCACCCGGTGTGGATCTTTTGGGAGGCCGTTCGCAAGCAGGCGGGTCTCCAGGCCCGTCCGTACATTGAGATTCTCTACAAGATGCACTGTCTGCGGTGGTCGCCATCCGACAAGTCCAAGCGTGCCCTGCTGTTGGCGGCGATTGTCATTGTGTGCGAGTCCAACTTGGACACTACGCCCGTATCTGGAAACACGCAGGCCATCTCGACCATGCTGGAGGGAATGCCGCGGTGGATCGACGCCATCCAGCGGATGCAGCAGTCCTTTGCCCAACCCTGAGCCCAAAAACGGAATGCCAGAGACCGAGTATATATGTCTTACTAGAATGTTTAAGCCCTCTATCTCTGCCACAAAGGTTGCGGGTGTCTGCGGTCTCCACAAGTACCAGAACATCGATGAGGTTACCTACGAACTCTACTGCAAGGACAAGACTGTTGAGCCTAAGATTCGAGCGATTGAGGCCGAGCTCGGCCTCCGATCCTTTGAGTCTCTGAAGACGGATGTGTTCAAGGATGCGAATGTGAAGCAGGTTGTCTATGCAGCTCTGGACGCAGCCAAGTCGGGAGATGTGGCCGCTGCACTGGAAGATGTCGAGACCCACGCTCGCATGGTGCTGACTATGCGATACGGCCACCTCGGGCTGCCCGTGGTGAACCGCCTGGTGTCCGAGGCTCGCGGTGAGGTGTCCAAGAAGCGCGGTCTCAACAACGAGGACAAGATTCTGAACACCTACGAGACGGACAACAATGTTCAGGTGGTGGAGCGCAACACCAAGAACATGAAGATGGAGTTCCCCACCTTCCGACTAGCGGGCCGCACGGACGGCTGGGTGGCCGCTCACAATCGAATCGTAGACAGCAAGGACCGCACGCGCTTCTTCCCCGAGGTTCCGATTTACGATGAGATCCAGCTGCGGACGTATATGAAGATGTCGGGTGCCGTCGAGGCAGAGCTGATTGAGCGGTTTCCTGCACACCCTACACGCACGACCAAGTTCGTGAACGACCCGAACCAGTGGGCCGTGATCGAGGACTCGCTGACTGCGGCAGTGGCCAAGATGAACCAGATTCTCGAGTCGCCGACTGACCTAGAGCGAATCATCCGTAAGAATACAGTAAGGAATGGAGGTCCAGTGCACTGAGTCTCCTCCGCCATGGGCTAACGCCGTAGGCAAGACAATCGAGATACACTACTTTTATACTGGACTGGGTCGCATCAATACCCACACACAGATGTTCCAACTCCTGCAAAAGGGCGACAACGGGCGCTTGATTCTATTCGAGCGACCCCATCCGATTGGTGTTCTGTCGCGCGTCTACCACACCGAGGCCGTGACCTACACAGAGTACTCGGTGACACCCCGCCGCTGGTGTGAGCGCATAGACCCCGCAACAGCCTTTTACTTTGAAGAAGTGCGTAGAATCGTGCCTGAGAAAAAGTGAGTTCAGCACAATGGAGATTTGGGAAACACTCCTTCTTGCCTTTGGGTCGATTAGCGTCTTCGTTGTCCTCCACCTTGCAATCTTTTTGCTGGTCCGATGGATGTACCCGCCAACTGTGATGCCGATGCCGATGGTCCCGCCTACACCCATTGCCACACCCCCTGCAGCCGTGGCTGCTCCCGCTCCCATCCTTGCACCCCCCGCACCGCCCGCGGAACCGCCACTTCCTGAGTATTACACGCAGCCTCCGAACAAGAGCAATGCTACAGCGGATGCGATCACTTTACCCATGGCACCCTCTAGTCAAGAAGGGTCAACCAGCCTCGACGACTTGCAAGGTCGTCCCCCAGTATAATGGGCTTCCAGGCTGGGTGTTGATGGCGCATGATGCATCTGGGGTTCCTCGTGTCGTGTGGACGGACGGGAAGACAGAGGAGGTGCTTCCCATCGTCATGGACGATCGGCTCTGTTTCGATACCATTCTGCGCGGAGTCCGTTTGGGCCCCAAGCAGATTGTTGCGTACGATCTCTGGACTGTGAACGGAGAGCCTGTTCACAACCGATTGTCCTTCGGAAAGAGACAGGAGGTTCTTGCATCGCTTCTTGCCGAGTTTCATCAGCCCGACCTGACGGCTATTACCACGATCGGCAATGCACCTGCGAATGCGTTACTTCGTGGATACGAGTGTTACGACGACATGCCTGGGTCAATGGGAGTGTTTACCGAGCAGCCTCCCCTCCTTCCAGAACATATTCCCGACGAAGAGTAAATGGCTCGTCATTCTTCCAAGCGAAAGGGGACTCGCCGTTCCCGCCGCAAGACAATGCGCGGTGGCACGGTGGCTACCACGCCTCTCGGTGCTGGACAGCAGAATATTGTCGGAACCATGTTAGTTGAGCGCACCAATCTCAGTGGAGGCGTTGGTTACCCGTCGGCCACGGACGGCGGCGACCCGCAGCCGTTTTCCACAGGCAGCTATGCGGCGGCGGGCGGACGTCGTCGCCGTAAGACGAAGAAGGTCGAAAAAAAAAAGTCCGTAAAAGCCATTAAGCGGTTGCTGAAGGCCAAGGGACTGAAGGTCTCGGGATCTCGTCGCGCGGTCACGGCCCGCGCGCGCAAGGCTCGCATTCCGATGAAGGGAGGTCGCAGTCCCCTTGCGGGTTCGCCGTACCAGTCCTACCAGGGCAGCAGTGACAATGTGGACCGCGGACTGGCCAGCCCCTTCTTGAGGGCCAACCCTGTTGACGGCAATGTCCAGAACATCCCTGGGTACGGCCCTGGGTCGTCGGAGTTCATTTCGAGCGGCTCGGGCGGCCTCGTTCCCGCGTAACGGCGTCGGCCCATACATACGGCATGTAGGTGGGGTCGTTGGTGACAATGAACGGTCCACCTCGACGCAGACCCTCCAGCTGCATCCTCTGCATGACGAATGTCAGCTCGACATACTCTGCGTACTCCACCCACGCTCCCCACGCAGTCATGAACGATGTCAAAAAGAACAATCCATCCGACACATTCATTACATATGAAAAGAAGGCTATCAACGGCATGAGAATCATCTCGTTGATATGCTTGATTCGTGGATAGAACTCCGTCGTATCCCAGGAGGTCGACAAGGTTATGTATCGTTCAGCGGTTTGGAACGCGGTCTTAGGCATTTGCCTCGATCCTTACTCCATCGGCGGGAAACTTCATAGGCTCCATTGTGCGCGGGTCCACGAACATGAGGTCCGTATCCGTGGTACAGCGAATGAAGCGGAACAGAAGGTCCAGTGCAATGGTGTTTCCAGGCATGAGGTACCGCTCCACTGCTGCGGTCAGATCCACGCCCGTCGAGGTATCTCCAATCCAGACCCACGGGTTCTTGTACGGCCTGAAGGGGTCGCCCCGGTAAGGCGTAATCTCCTCGCACTCGTAGAGGATACGGCGGCGGCACTCGTCACCGCGATTCCACTCCTCGACATAGATGGAATCCTCGGGAACACGAGTCATGTCCTCATCGTACTCGTAGTCCTCGGAGATCAGATACTTGCGAGTAGCCGTCTCGAAGGGGCTGAAGAAGGCGCCGATGGCGCGACGAAGGCGAAGGCAGAAGCAGGAGGTGAACATTTTCAGCGGGTAGTGTCATCGAACCTCTTCCACTTCGAATTCGTTTTCGTCACTACCGCGGGGGCGCTCGTATCGGCAGGAGGCTCATCGATGGCAACCTCGTTGCCCTCTCCGCTCACGAATGTCTCCTTCGTAGTGCCCTGGACCAGAATCACTTGGTCGAGGTTCACCTGCATAGACATGGCTGTCGCAAGAGCCGTGACTAGAAAGGGAACCGCCACTACGAACCACGAGACGGCGGTGAGGCCGATTCCGCAAAAGGTGTTCAGCAGGTAGACGAAGAACAGGCCCACAACCAGCTTAATCGCAAAGGTCACCCACAGTCCGAGACCAATGTCCAGACCCAGCTGGACGACTAAAAAGATCAAGTACAGCAATGCAGGTGGGCAGAGTTCCTCGATGAAACGCATCTTCAGCTATTACACTTCCTCCAAGAAAAGTAATGGACGCCACAATTGACACCGTGATGTCCTTGACGAATTGCACGCGCGAGGAGGCGGAGGGCGCGCTGACCATCTACGGCGGGGACATGATCAAGGCTATGGACCTTCTCTTCAAAAAGCCCGTGGTCGCTGGAGACAAGCACATTCCGATTCCCCCCAAGGCGGACACTGGCCAGGACGAGGAGCAGAAGGCGCTGTGTGCCCAGGGCCGCGAACTCATGGACAAGCTTAGCGTCGTATTTTCAGGCGCCCACCGGAAAATCCTAGAGCAGACCCCGCAGGAGGCTGAGTCACCTGTGCCTGGAGATTCAACGAGCCAGACAACTGAGACCGCGACTCAGCCGAGCGGATGACGATCGGATTCTCTCGGACAAACGCTTCGACCTTGTCAGCAATACGAGGAGCCTCTGTGAACAGGTCCATGGCATCAACGCATGACCTGGACATGTCCTGACGCATTGCATAGTTTTCAGGGTCATCGAGAGAGATAACCGCATTCACCCACTGCTCAACACGGTCGCGCTCGCATGCGATTCCAGCAGGGACAATCCATGCCTCTACGCCCTCGGTGGTTCCAGGCGGCGGCGCACTCGGATTGGGCTTGGAGTAGATCACGGGAATGCGATTGTACATGGCCTCCACTGCAATGCGGCCAAAGCTCTCGTAATTGCTCGGAAGCAACAGAATGCGGGTTCGTTTGAGGATGTTGCGAACATCATCGTCAAACTTGATCCACTCAATGTTGGACGGCGCAGGCGGCACCCACAGCTCTCCGTAGTAGGGAATGACACCAAGGAACTTGCGATCGGGAAGAGCCCTTGCCAGTGCAATGAACTGGTGGACGCCCTTGTTGACATTTGCATTGACCAATGTAATCATGTCGCCCGTCGGGAAGGGCTCTATCTTGATCTTGTCCTCGTGCATGATGGGGCGAATCACCTCCGTGCGGACAATTGTCGACGGCCACGGAACGGTGTTGGAACGGAAATTGGCCTCCATCGTGTGATTGATGAAGAACAGCATCTCCTTCCACCCGCCCGTGATATTGTCCTTGATGGAGTTGTAACGGCCATCGAAGTGGCAGGTGGCAATCATCGGACGATCCAGTCCTCGACTGTTGATCTTGCGCACAACGGGCAGGGCAGGTGCATGGGGGCAAATCCAGACCTGACTGGATTCAAGAAGCTCCGTTCCTGCAGTGTAGTGCATGAACCGAAACCCTCGGTACGTCCCTCCGTTCCATCCTTCCTTGGGTCGGTCGGTCGTCATAAACGCAACCTGATGGCCGCGCTTTTGAAGTTCGATGGCCAAGTCAATATCGTGTAGAAATGCACCGCACAAGTCGGGCATTCGTGTTGCAAAGAAAAGAACCCTCATTATGTTGTTGTATCCAGACGTTTTACTTGGATTAAGCGTGTGGGGTCACCGCCGCGCGCCCATTTGTCCTGGACCCAGTTGTCGGGGTTGGAGTACTCCTGCTGCTTGACAGGAATCAAGGGCTGGTAGTAGTTGGGAATGGCCTTGTCCATGATGGTGGAATTGTCCTTTGTGGAGCGCTGAAGCATCGAGTGAATCAATCCAGATTCAGTATCGACCTCCGCAGGCGAGCCACCGCCCATGTTGGGGGTCGTGGCAAAAGGGCGGACCCACAGCTGCTTCGGCCCCTTGACGCGCCACGCATCAGGGTCTCCCCAGCGAAGTTCAGAGTTGGTGTCCACCTTGCACCCGTTTCCAGGCATAAAGAATCCACTGGTCGGGATCATACCAGGCTGGTCCGCCATGGCCAGGGCAGGGTTGAGAGCATCCGAGCATCCACCTTCATTCGTGGTCTGGCTGCGGCTCATGGCAGATTGGTTGGCAACTGCATCGGCGTCGGCCCGAGCGGTATCGTTCTTGCCTCGCGTCAGAGCGTAGAAAAAGTCGATGGGATTCGACGACATGCTTATCATCAAACCCAGAAAGTTTCACGCAAAACGAACAGTAAGACGAAAGGCAACAGAGTCTCAATGGTTATTCTCCAACCCTGTGATTGGCACGAGCACGATGTTTCCATCAAGGTCGGCAAGACGCGAGTTCAGGAGTATGTGGTTGATGTGTACGGCCGCACTCAAGACGATCGGGTGGCGTGTGTCCGCATCACCGGCTTCAGTCCGTATTTCTACTGCGGAGGTGCGGACCCTGGTCGTTCCGTCCAAGTGAAGAAGTACGATGTGTTTGCAGGCTTCAACGACTTGGCAAAGACGACCATGTGGAAGGTCTCCTGCGCAACCTTGAACGAGTTCCACGAGAAGAAGCGCTCCATGACGGACCGAGTCTTGTACGAGTCGGACCTTCCGCCCTTCCTTCGCCTTATCCACGAGCGTCACCTGGGCCCTGGCTCTCCGTTCGAGTTCGAGGGCATTGAGATGGCAGCGTCGGAGGATATGGCCGTGGACGTGATGTACACCTGCAAGTACACGACCATCTCTCCCACCTCTGCCTCGATTCCCCTGAAGGTGGCCTCCTACGATTTGGAGGTCTGTCCGCTGGTGGGCCAGCAGTTTCCCGTGGCGACCAAGGATCCCATCATTCAGATCGGAGTGTCGTTCCGCATGTCCGACGACCTGATGACGCCGACTCGCAAGTCGGTGTTCGTGCTGGGCAAGGTCAGTCCATCTGACGATCCCAGTGTGGAGTTCGTGGGATGCCAGACAGAATCGGATGTTCTCCGTGCCTTCCTGAACTGTGTCCTCGACGAGAACCCCGACATTATCTGCGGGTACAATACCTTTGGGTTCGATGATGGGTACGTCGAGGAACGGTGCAAGCAGCTGCATCTGCTCGACGAGATTAACCTGTCCCGTGGACCTGCGGCAAAGAGCAAGCGCGGAGACCAGTGGGTCACCAAGTTTGCAGAGACCAAGAAGTTCGAGCTGGCGTCGGGAAAGTATGACCTCCGCATTCTGTGCCTGCGAGGTCGCCTGTCGGTTGACCTGCTTCTGAACATGCGTCGCGAGCACTCACTCGATTCCTTCAAGCTGGACTCGGTCGCAGAGACATTCCTTCGTGGAAAGGTAGTGCGCCGCGGAACGAAGCAGATCTTCACCTATAGCACGCGCGGACTCAACGACGGCAACTATGTGAAGTTTGATATCGTAGGAAACACCTCCGATCCGTACCGCGACGGAGCCAAGTTTCAGATCTACGATGTCCAGAAGGATTCGTTCCGTATCAAGACCGACGACGCTCTCTTTGACGAGTTCGACGCGGAGACTCTCAAGAAGTTGCACTGGACCTTCACGAAGGACGACGTAGAGCCGCACGAGCTGTTCCGTCTTCACCGCGAGGGTGGACCCGAGGGCAGGGCGCGCATCGCCAAGTACTGTATTCAGGACTGCGATCTGGTCCTGACGCTCATGGCCAAGCTGGACACGCTGGTCAATACTCGTGGTATGGCGGATGTGTGCAAGGTCCCGATGCAGTATGTGCTGACACGGGGTCAAGGTATCAAGATCTTCTCGGCCGTGGTGTACTATGCGTCCCAGCGCGACCAGGTCTTGCGAACGCTGGAGAATGTCATGGGCGACCAGACGTACGAGGGCGCCATCGTCATCAGCCCCAAGATTGGTATGTATCTTGACCAGCCCGTATCGGTGCTGGACTTCAACTCACTGTATCCGTCCAACATGATTGCCTACAACCTGTCGCCCGACACGCTGGTCTGTGAGCGCCACTTTGATACTGAGGGGCGTAAACTCGGACACTTTGGATTGTCGATGGAGACAGTGCGAGAGCTGGAGGGAAAGTACAAGCTGGATGAAATGGACTACGAGCTCAAGGACGACGAAGGCGTGGTTACGGGCAAGGTGGTGTGTACCTTTGTGCAGACGAATAAGGAGACACCAATGCTCATGGGTGTGCTACCCAAGACCTTGGAGATTCTGCTGGCGAAGCGGAAGGAGTTCAAACAAATGATGGAGGATCCAAAGTATGACGACGCTCAACGATCTGTCTACAATGGTCTTCAATTGGCTTATAAGGTGGTTGCCAATAGCGTCTACGGACAGACAGGTAGCCGAACGTCTCCTATCCGAAAACTCTGTGTCGCCGCGTGTACCACGGCAGCGGGACGAAAGGCCCTCTACAAGGCCAAGGACGTGGTGGAGTCCCAGTTCGGTGCCGAAGTCGTCTACGGTGATACCGATTCCATCTTCGTCAAGTTCCCCACCAAGGACCTATCAGAGTCCATCCGATTGGGGCTCGAAGCAGGTGCCGCCATCACTGCTCAAATGAACCGCAAGCCCTACAAGATTGCCTATGAAAAGACCTTCTACCCGTTCATCCTCTTCTGTCGCAAGCGGTACGTCGGCATGAAGTACGAGGAGGACCCGAACCCTGCCAAGGCCAAGCGCATGTCCATGGGTATCGTGCTCAAGCGACGCGACAATGCACCGATCGTGAAGGATGTGTTCGGTGGCGCACTGGACATGCTCCTGCAAGAGAAGGATGTCAAGAAGGCCGCTGCGTATGTCAAGCAGAAGCTCAAGGATGTCATCGATCAGAAGGTGCCACTGGAGAAGTTCGTCCTCTCCAAGTCGTTGCGTGACGACTACAAGAACCCCGAGCAGATTGCCCACCGCGTGCTGGCGGACCGCATGGCTGATCGTGACCCAGGCACAGCGCCCAAGGTCGGTGATCGCGTACAATTCGTGTATGTGGAGGGTGCCAAGAAGGGCGCGAAGCAGGGCGACAAGATTGAGCATGTCGACTATGTACGGGCCAAGAAGCTGACCGTGGACACCACGCACTACATCACCAACCAGATCCAGAATCCAGTGGCCCAGCTCTTCGCACTCTGCATTGAGAAACTGGACGGGTACAAGCCGCCATCCGAGTCATATGCGTCGATGCACACCCACTACATGGAGAAGCTGAAGGACGAGGAAGAGGCCACGCTGGCGGTCCTGGCCAAGAAGGAGAGGCAGCTCGAGGGGCTGATGTTCCTAGACTCTCCTGACCTAAAGAAGGTCGTGCGCGCGAACCAGCACGGGCCTTTAGACGCATTCTTCGGTAAGAAGTAATGGAGGCCACACCAAGGCCAATCGTCGTATCCGTTGAATACGAGGACGGATACGATACCCTAGTACGAGCGAACACACACAAACCCCTTTTCAAATGGTCCCAACGAGACCGCGCATTGATGCGCCTCTTTCGCACTATTCAATTCAGACGCTTGGCCGACTCGCGTAAGTTTAGGCGGTCCGACCTGCCGACGGAACTTAAGGACCCCGACCCCTACGAGCCCGAATATGTCTTCTACTGCTTACGGCTTACGGGATGTTCGGTTTAGAGATGTATGATGCAGTCTGTTATCCCCTTGCTTCGAGACATTGTCAACAGTGAGACGCAGTTTTTTAATCGTGTGGTTGATCTGCCCGACGCACTTCGGAATCGCGCCATTGCCAATCGCAGTCGGCAGACCCTGGTCATGCTCGACCTGGTTCGCACTCTGGTTGAGCCCGTGCCCATCCGCAGTCTCCCGACGACTCGCGGACAGTTTACAATCGACCTGACCCAGGATCTTCTGCGGACCTTTCACGAGCCTGTTGCCGTCCTCCCCTCGGCGGCGCAGATCTCGGCGGCTGTCGAGCTGAATGTGACTCCGCCAGCTGGAGAGCTGTGTGCGATTTGCCAGGACACCATGGCCGTGTCCACTCGTCTGAATGCATGCCGTCACTACTTCCACCACGGATGTATTACCCAGTGGTTCGGAACCAGTGTGCGCTGCCCCGTGTGTCGAAACGATATACGCGAAACCGACGAGGAAGAGGAATGATCGTCGTGTGCACGCCCACCCGCAACCGAGGCTGGACGCAGGCCTTTTCTGAGAGCTGTATGAGGGCGCAAACTCTGCAGCCCGACCACTGGATTGTGCTGGATAACTCGGATACCCCTGAGCGAGGATGGGTCACGAGCGGCGCCCTCACAGTGAAGCGAGTCGAAGGAACCAGGACAATTGCGTGGATGCGGAACCACATGCTCGACATGGCACTGGAGCTGGGTGCAGACTTTATCGTGTTCTGGGACGACGATGATTACTACCCGCCGCAGAGGATCCGCACGGGCGTGGATGCGCTAAAGGCGAATCCAAAGGCAGAGATTGCCACGTCGTCGATGATGTACATGCTGCTCACCCAGGAGAACTGCCTGATGAGTGTCGGTCCTTACGACGACTCGCACGGAACTGCATCGACCTATACGATTCGTCGAGAGTATGCGGCGACTCACCGCTTCGATCCCATCAAGACCTTCGGTGAAGAAATGTCCTTTACCCGGGGATGGAAAGCCAAGATGGTTCAGGTTCCTGCAGAAGACACCATCGTCGTCATGGGGCACAAGGGCAACACCGTTAGCAAGTCCGATGTCTTTTGGAACCCAGACAGGTACCTGGGAAAGGTTGTCAATAACATCAACGGGAAACAGGCGTGGCGCTCGCGGTGGGCGCTATCGCAAGAAGTATGGGATCTGTGGAAAACCACATTCTCTGTCGTAGAATCTCATTTACTTCAGGACTTTGTTTGAACACTGGGCATGGTGGTGGAAGCGCCTCTGACTCGCCGTACTGCAGAGAGTGGAGCATTCGACGCACATCGTAGTGGCACGTCTTGGCCATGGACTGGAGGTCCTGCTTGGGGAACAAGGGCGTCAGGTCGGAGATGGACGGGGGGAAACAACGCAGGCTTTCAATGCGAGCACACGCCTTGAAAATTCGCGGCACCTCATTGCAGGTCATCAGAATGGGAAGAGTCCGATCGGGGGAGATGAACCACTCGACCAACCTGCGCTGGGCATGAGAGTCCGAGCCATCCACCTCATCCAATACCAGACACGAGGCCTTGTTGTCGCCCCGAATCATCGAGGTGATGCTCCTCGTGTGACGATACGACGCAATCAGACGGGCAACATCCTCGTGGGACCGCATAGCCTGTGTCGCATTGATTTCAAGAGGCTCCATTCCACACGAACGGATCGACGCCAGGGCCATGGTCGTCTTCCCGATCCCCGGAGGACCGTGAAGCAAGATCACATTGCTGTAGGGCTTCTTGTTCAAGTATGTGTTCAACCGTGCCTTTGTCTCTCGGTGTCCGACCACTTCATCCAAGAATTGAGGCCGACGGACTTCACTCCACATATACGTGGTTAGAGAGGGTTGAGAAAATGCTTGCGAACTACTAATGGATGTTCCGCAGCACGTCTTGCGGTCCCTGTTTCGGGATACTGCCTTTCCCCTCATCCAGCACCACGTGGATTCCTACGACGATATGCTGTCTGCGCGCATTCCCACCTTCTTGAAGGCCTCGAACCCCGCCGAGCTCGAGCTGCCCGACAAGCGCTATATCCGTGTCTGGTTTGGTGGCAGAGAGTCGGACAAGCTGAAGTGGGTCGCGCCGACGGATGACATGGGCAACGCCATTGTTCCCCACGCGTGCCGCCTCGACAATACGACCTATGCCGTGACGCTCGTCGCGGACCTGGAGGTGGACTATGTATTCCCCAATGGGTCCACCGTCACCAAGGTCTTTGCAGACTTTGAGGTGGGGAAGATTCCGCTGATGCTGCGGAGTCGTCTGTGCTACCTGACGGGAATCGACGGGTATTCGGTGGGCGAGTGCAAGTTCGAGCTGGGTGGGTACTTTGTGATTGACGGGTCCGAGAAGGTATTGCTCACGCAGGAGAAGTTGGGCAACAATCTCTTTTACTGTGGAAAGCGGACACAGGTCAAGAACCCCGAGAATCCCAGTGGTCCTGTCGAGACCTCGGAGGAGCTGGAAGTCAAGGCCTCGTACGACACCAAGGAGGAATACTATGCAGCCGTGCGCTCCGTGTCCGAAGACGCCAGCCGCGGCCCCTACTCCCACTTTCTGGTGATTCCGCCCCCCACGAAGCGGACCGTGAATCGCCTGGCATTGATCACACTTCCTGGATTCGAGAACCCTGTACCCGTGTTTAGCGTGTTCCGTGCCCTGGGGCTCACCACGGACAAGGATGTGTACGACACTGTCCTGGCGGGAATGAACGACCATGATCGGGTCGCCTACGATACCCTGTTTTATCAGTTGGTCCTCAGCCACGAGGAGACGCTGTCCTTCTCGAAAAAGACGGACCTCCAGTTGTTGGTGGACCAGTCACGTACCCGATCCCGCCCTGAAGTGGTGCGGACCCTGCACGATATGCTGTTTCCCCACGTGGAAGTGGATTCCGATGTGGGTGCGCTCTATCGCCGCAAAGCGTACCAGCTAGGACGGCTTCTGCGCATGGCGATGGAGCAGGCTCTTGGCTTGACGGAGCCCACGGACCGCGACCACTTTCGCTTCAAGCGTCTCCAGACCTCTGGCGATCTGTGCTTCGGAGAGTTCCGTCGTATCTTCCGCGAGACATCTCGGAACATGCTGCTGGAGCTGGACAAGAAGGTGAACCAGTACGAGCGCGCGAACTATGCAGGGGATAAGCTGGTCAATGTGCTGCAGCCCGAGAACCTGAGTTTCTACTGGAAGAAGTACCGCCTGCTCTCCGAGTTTCTCAAGTCCTTCAAGGGGTCGTGGGGAGGAGCCGAAGGTATCGCGCAAGAGTTGAGCCGCGTATCCTATGCAGGTGTGATTAGCCATTTGCGCCGCACCAACTTGCAGATGGACCGCACCTCGAACAAGAAGGAGCCGCGCCGTTTCCACGCGTCTCAGATGGGTCTCATGTGTCCAGTGGATTCCCCCGACGGACGCAACATTGGGTACATCAAGGCTCTGGCCATCATGGCTCGAATCTCAACGCCTCTGTCGATGGATGTCGTGCGCGCCATGATCAAGCCCTTCATTCGCCCGATCGTATCCGTCCACCCCTCGACGTGGCAGCCGACCTGGACCCCTGTGTTCTTGAATGCGGATTTGGTCGGAGTGTGTATCGGCAGGACCGAGGAGATGCACGCCCACCTCGTGAAGGAGCGCCGAACACGGAAGTTGACACTGTCACTGGGCTGGGACCGCGTGGCCAATGTGTACACCCTCACCTGCGATGGTGGCCGCCCGATTCGTCCCGTCTACCAAGAGGGTGTCACGGCAGATCGCGTGCGGGCCGCTGAGGGTTGGGAACAGATTTCGGGATTGATTGATTATCTGGATGCTGAGGAGCAGAACATTACGCGCTTGTCCATTGAGCCCTTCCACCCCAAGTTGCAGTCGGAGATTCACGCTCTGTTTGCCTTGTCGGCGCTGACAGGTATCATCCCCTTCTCGGACCACAACCCGGGCACGCGCAATGCCTTTGCGATTGCTCAGACCAAGCAGACCTGCTCGTGGTTCCACACCAATTACCTCAAGCGATTCGACACCATTGCCGTGACCTCGGTCCTGCCCCAGATCCCCTTGACACAGACATGGGTCTATCGCGAAATCATGGGCGCAGGTGGTTGCATGCCGCACGGAGAGAATGTGATTGTGGCCATTACCACCTACATGGGCTTCAACCAGGAGGATTCCGTCATGATCAATTCCTCGGCCATGAAGCGGGGGTTGTTTCAGACCGTGTATTACCACTCATACGACTTCATGGAGGATATGACGGATCCTGCGACGCAGATCCACACAGAGTTTGCCAACCCCGCTGTCAATCCCCTGTACAAGGATTCCGTGAAGCGCAAGGAGGGCTTCAACTATGACCACCTCGACGCTGAGGGTGTGATCCTCGAAGGCACCGAGTTGACGGAGGACACCATTCTGGTGGGTATGGTGGCACCGATTCAGGACATTAACGGCAAGATCACGGGGTACCGCGATGTATCGGAGAAGCCGAAGCGAGCTCAACATGGTCGCGTAGAATCTGTGTATCGGTATGCGACTCGCGATGGCTTGAAGGGTGTAAAAATCCGTGTAGCCGAGGAGCGCTACCCTGTTCTCGGCGACAAGTTGGGAAGCCGCCACTCTCAGAAGGGAACGCTGGGCATTGTGCTTCCCGAGGAGGACATGCCCTTCACGGCTCGCGGAGTACGCCCCGATCTGCTGTTCAATCCCCACGCTCTTCCCACTCGCATGACGATTGGACACTGGATGGAGAGTTCGTGGAGCCGCTTGGCCCTGAAGTTGGGCGCATTCATCGATGCCACGCCCTTTACGACAACGGACAGCATCCCCACGCTCAAGCAGGTGATGATGGAACAGGGATTCGAACCGTATGGCACAGAAACCCTGTACAATGGTCAGACAGGTGAAATGATGGAAGCCGATATCTTCATGGGTCCCACCTACTACCAGCGCATGAAGCACATGGTAGAGGACAAGGTCAATGCTCGGTCCACTGGTCCGCGCAAGCTGCTGACTCGCCAGCCGCTGGAGGGTCGCGCGGATGAGGGTGGTCTGCGTATCGGCGAGATGGAGCGTGACGCCCTAGTGGCTCACGGAATGGCCAAGTTCACGAGGGAGAGCATGATGGAGCGCTCGGATGCCGCGGTGGTGCAGCTTGACACGGAAACGGGACAGCTAGATACCAGTCGTGTTATGGTAGAGATGCCGTATTGCATGGGGTTATACACACGGGAGCTGGAGTCGATGCACATCACCGTCCGCATGAAGACCGAGTAGACGAGGTGATTTACATGGCCCGAGTAAGAAGACTCAAATGGACAGCGTTGCGTTTGTCATTCCTATTCATCCACCGTTTTTCCACTATCTTCGCAATTTTCTCGGACAGCTGCCACCCGCATCGAGTCGAGTCTATGCCGTCTTTTCCTCTCCAGAGGATCGTGGTGCATTTGGCGAGCACCCCGCAGTATCGCCCATCGTGATTCCACAGGGCCTGACCTATGACCCGCACTCTACCGCAGGGATCGTGGACTTCAAGAAGTTCTACGCCCTGTCCCAGTTGAAGAACTCGCACCACGAATACTTCATCGTATGCGACTCGGAAATTCAGTTGGTTCCCGAGAACTACACCCCCGAGAATGTCCTCGGCAAGATCGAGGCCATTTTCAAGAACAAGCAGATCTACGCATCGAATGGAGGAAGTGGCAATACAGTTGCTGCGTGTACCGCGTTTCCAGGAGACCTGGCATTGCGTGCAAAGGCGCTGACCGAGGACTATGGATTGGTGTTTTGGTGGAGCAACCTTCCAGTGTGGAAGCGTGAACATCTGCCCCATTTCTTCGAGCTGCTTCCGATCCCTGCCGAGATCTACTCGCGGCCTGATTACAACATCTACCAGGTGTACCTTGCACTGTACCATGACTTCAGATTCCTCAACTTGACTCCGCATATCGGAGTGTACTCGTCTCTAGAGGGATTCGCAACCCGGAAGGAGGAACTGATCGATCGCTTGTCTGCTCTTGGATATGGACATGCGTGGGTGATGACCACGCAACTCAATTTGAACCGAGACAAGCTCACGCAATTGGGGACTTTCCTGGCGTATCACCTCGACCGTTACACGACGCCAGATTGGTGGGCGCCGTAAGTTTTGGGCGCTTAAAGGTAAGGATGGAGGATATAGTATTGAAGATGTCTGACCACATTTACGTCACAAAGCGTAATGGCGATCGCGTCCCCGTTTCCTTCAACGAGGTCTTGACTCGTCTCCAGCGTCTTGCGGATGGACTCGACCATGTGAACCCTGATTTGGTCGCACAGAAGGTGTGCAGCCAGATTCAGGACGGGATCAAGACCTCCGAGCTGGACGAGTTTGCGGCCGAGACCTGCGCCATGATGCAGGCCCGCCACCACCCGAATTACGGTAAGCTCGCGGCTCGTATTCTTGTCGACAATCACCAGAAGATGAATTCCCAGACAATGTTTCACATCGTCAACCATCCGATGTACTCGGAGGAGTATCGCGATCTCGTGAAGACGCACTGGCCGACCTATACCTCCATGATGTCGTGGGAGCGGGACTTCATGTTCGACTACTTTGGGTTCAAGACCTTGCAGAAGGGCTACCTGCTCCCTGGTGAGCGCCCCCAGCACATGTGGATGCGTGTGGCTATCCAGCTCCACGGAGACAACTTTGTCCGTGTGCAGGAGACCTACGATGCCTTGTCCCAGGGGTACTTTATCCACGCGACGCCCACGCTCTTCAATTCGGGTACGAACCACGCCCAGCTGTCTTCGTGCTTCCTGGTCCACATGCAGGAGGACAGCATCAAGGGTATCTACGACACGCTGGCTGAGTGCGCACAGATCTCCAAGTGGGCGGGTGGCATTGGCCTGTCGATCCACAATATCCGCGCACGCGATGCCGATATCCACGGTACGAATGGCAAGTCCACGGGTATCGTGCCGATGCTGAAGGTCTTCAATGACACGGCCAAGTATGTCAACCAGGGGGGCAAGCGCAATGGTTCGTTTGCAATCTACCTGGAGCCGTGGCACGCGGATATCGAGGAGTTCCTGCGCCTGAAGCTGAATACGGGCAATGAGGATGAGCGTGCCCGTGATCTGTTCTATGGTCTGTGGATCTCCGATTTGTTCATGCAGCGCGTGGAGCAGGATGGATATTGGTCGCTGTTCAGCCCCGACCAGTGCCCGGGCCTCTCGGATTGCTGGGGCGATGAGTTCAATGAGCTGTACTGCCATTACGAGCGCAAGAACCTCGCCATGAAGGAGATCCCTGCCAAGAAATTGTGGCAGATGATTGTAGATGCCCAGATTCAGACTGGAACTCCGTATCTGCTGTACAAGGACGCGTGTAATGCCAAGTCCAATCAGCAACACCTCGGAACCATCAAGTCTTCCAACCTGTGTACCGAGATTATCGAGTTCACCTCTCCCGAGGAGACGGCGGTCTGCAACCTCGGGTCTCTGGCTCTCCCCAGGTTCGTCGAGCGGAGCTACGCCCACGACGGAGAGTATCGGTTCAATTTTGACCTGCTTCGCAAGTATACGACCATCTTGGCTCGCAACTTGGATGTTGTCATTGACAAGACCTATTATCCGACGGAGAAGTGCAAGACCTCCAATCTCCGCCACCGCCCCATCGGAATCGGGATCCAGGGCCTCGCAGACGTCTTTGCCATGCTCCGACTGCCTTGGGGGTCGCAGAAGGCAACCGACCTGAATCGGGAGATCTTTGAGAACATCTACTACGCCGCTGCCACGCAGAGTATGTTGGGGGCATCGTCGGACTCGTGGCGCAGTGTGTCTCTCGACAATTCGAACGTGTACCCGAGCTTCGATGGATCCCCAATGAGCGGGGGCAAGCTCCAGTGCGACCTGTGGGGAGAGACGCCCAAGTCAACCTACCTGAACTGGAATGGGCTTCGGGAGTTGTGCAAGACGGGAATGCGGAACTCGTTGCTGGTGGCTCCCATGCCCACGGCATCGACCTCGCAGATCCTTGGTAACAATGAGTGCTTCGAGCCCTTTACGTCCAATCTGTATTCTCGCCGTGTTCTGTCGGGCGAGTTCATGGTCGTGAACAAGTACCTCGTGGAGGATCTGGTGAAGCTTGGACTGTGGACAGCGGATGTGCGGACGGAGATCATTGCGAACAATGGCTCCGTACAGGGAATGGCCGCGATTCCCGAGGAGATTCGCGAGCTGTACAAGACAGTCTGGGAGATTCCGATGAAGACCTTGATCAACATGGCTCGGGACCGCGCGCCCTACATTTGCCAGTCCCAGTCTCTGAACCTGTTTCTGTCGGAGCCCACACCCTCCAAGGTGTCGAGCATGCACTTTTACGCGTGGAAGCAGGGACTGAAGACGGGCTGTTACTATCTGCGCACCAAGGCGGCTGCGAAGGCGCAGCAGTTCACCGTGGAGCCGAGTAATTGCTTGACCTGCTCGGCCTGATTTTCCCGAGTAAGGGTAAATGGCTGTGCTTGGTATGGCAACTGCTCTCGGCGGTCGTCGTCGCACGCGTCGTAAGCACAGGGGTGGTGCCCCAAGCTATGTTCCCCTCGGAGGCGAACAGGGTACGGGTGGTAGTTGGACTTCTGCACCCGAGAAGCCTACGTACAATGATGGAGGCGTCCGTCGTGGAACGGTTGGTGGCGGGTACTTTGGTGCGGGAGGAATTGACCCTGGTTCGTTTCCTGGTGTTGGCGGTGCACGCAAGACTCGTCGCGCCGAACTGAAGGCAATGTCCGTTGGGACGCTGCGCAAGATGCTGAAGAAGCTCGGACTCAAGTCGACGGGCGTCAAGACAACCTTGGTCAACCGCCTCAACTATGCGCCTAGGTTGAAGGGTGGTGCACCGCACCCAGTTGATTTCGGACATGACTCGCATGGACACGGTGGGGCTGGATATCGCGGCGCCCTTGCACAGGCGTAGGTGCGTTCTTTTCTGGGTCAAAGATAAATGCCCCCTCAGCCTCCTCCGCCCCCGTCGCCGCCTCCGCCTCCGCCTCCCATGGGTGGCCGCCGCACTCGTCGTGGCCACAAGTCGACTCTCAAGGCCAAGACCCTGCGTCGCATGCTGAAGAAGAAGGGAATGAAGACCACGGGCAAGAAGGCGACCCTGATGAAGCGTCTCCACATGCGCGGTGGTGGCGGTGCTCTCGCTCCGTCTCCGTTCGCCTCTGGCGGCGATTCGTCCCTCGGCCCCGCATCGCCCGCGGGCAACTACGGTGAGCCTACTCCCTCGTATGCCGCGGCAGTCTCATCTGGACTGTCGGGTGGTCGCCGCCGCCGTCGTCGCGAGTAATTTCAAACACAACTAACAAATGCCCCCTCGTCGCACACACAAACGCCACCTCGTTGTGCCCATTGTCACGGGGCCCATCGCGGGAGGAAGTCGCATCTCGCCTGCACTGGTCGGGTCGTCTACAGGAACGACGCCTGCACACTCCACATCGAAGGACTGGACGGCAGGCTCGCCGCCCCTGGGTCCCAAGGTGGGTGGACCTGGCTACAGCGACCCGCGTACAGGGGGTCGTCGTCGGACCCGTCGTGTCCGTCGCAGTCGTCGTCGCCACACTCGCCACTGACTCCGCGTTTTTTCTGAAGAGTAAACATACACTGAAATGTCTTGCTCCGATTCGTCTAAGACAACCGAGGCCGAGTGCGTAGCCCCCGCCGTCTGGACGCCCGCAGCGGGCGGGCGCCGCGGAATGAAGGTCAAGACCCTGCGTCGCATGCTGAAGAAGAAGGGAATGAAGACCACGGGCAAGAAGGCGACCCTGATGAAGCGTCTCCACATGCGCGGTGGTGGCGATGAGATTGGCTCGCCCATCAAGGCGGAGGGCGGTCGTCGTCGCCGTCGCCGCGAGGAGGAGGGTGGCAGCCGCCGTAAGCGCCGCGAGGAGGAGGGTGGTCGTCGTCACCGCACCAAGCGCGGCTTCATGGGCATACTCTAAAGTGCTCCCGCGATCTCTGAAATCAACGTAAACAGCTCATCCGAAAACCCATAGTGGCATCCATTCGTCTCCGTCACCGGTGGCTTGCGGCTACTCGTGTTCTTGCGATGCACTAAACTCACAATCACATTCTGGGGAGACAGCTCCCGACACATGTGTTCGCGACCGCGAATGAATGCGTCACCCTCAGCCACCTGGACCTCAGGAAACTGCCGATCCATCCAGAACTTGCGAGTAAAACACAGTGTTGCCTCGGACACCCGCTGGCTCATGGCCAGCGTCGGAGGAGGCACATTCATGAAGGATACGTGCTTGTGAATCTCGTAGCATGGCAGGATTGTTGAGAACAAGCACTCCTTCTTTGGTTCGGCCAGCAAGTGGGCCACACGGGTCAGGATCGAGTTGGTGGGATACACATCGTCATCGTCCATCATCACCAGCACATCGTGACTCGCATACTCCACGGCCAGATTCCGCTTGGCACCAATGGTCAGTGGCGTGTCCACCAGAATGTACTTGACATTCGGCATGTCGGTAATCAGCTCCTTGATGGGATCGTCTCCGTCATCCACAATGACCCACTCGATCTTGGCATCGGGGTAGGACTGGGCCACCCTGCAGTACTTCAGCAGAGGGATAAAGGCACGGCGATTCCGAGTCAGGGTGATGATCGAGATACAGGGCAGATCCTCCTCCTTGGGCATATGCTCTTGGATGGAATAGCGAGGACGCCCCTTCAAGGTGTCGATGCGCTTGGCCATGCGCTCCACGAACTCTTCGTGACGGTCCTCGTACTGCTTGCGGCACGCGTCGGACATTTCCCGAAGGTGTGCATCTGGGGTTCCGACATAGACCTTCAGGGCCTCCACCACAGATCCCACATCCGTATCTTCCAAGACACCCATGCAGTGCGGGTGCGGAACCTCCTTTGTCGTCGAAGTCCACAGAGCCGACTTGGTCAGCTCCATAAAGGGTGCAATCGGGCTGATCAGGGGCACGCAGCCACTCGACATGGCTTCATTCACTGCGTGTCCGAACCCCTCGGCAACCGACAGGCACACGACCAATCCCGACTCGGCCAGGAGCGCATCGTAGTCCTTGTCGCTCAGCACCTCCGAGATCAGCTTGATCTTGCCCGCCACATAGTCGGGGAGTATACCAATCCTTACATGGGCAGGCGAGTGGACAATGGTCAGCTCGGGGAGCAGTTCGTATAGCGATGG